AAGAAGAGCAGTCAATAGCCCAACCATCCATGTGGCTGGATACTTTAGAACCGCCAACAGCAAGATTAACGTCGGGCAGGCGTAACCAAGAATTAACACGCATAGGGCCAGTGACATTACGCACCTCCTCCAAATGCCCTGCCGCCGCTTTCATGTTTGCCAGTTGGCGTTCATCGGGCTGGTTGTTGATCCCCATGCGTATAGCAGTCTCGCTATACGTGGCTTCGTCTAAGGTGAAATGTTCTGAGAGCTGCATATTAGTGTTTGTGACTTGCACCAAAGTAGTAGGACAACACCATAACCAAAGCGCCGTCCAGCGTACCCAATACACGGATGATAATCTCACGCATTTGGTCTGGCACGATGTGAGTCAATAAGTGATACTGGATGAGTCCCCATGCAATCACCACCACAATAGCCAGAATAGGCGTTACGGACTTATTGAGTAGGGGTGTGTGCTCGCTTGTGGCTAAAGCCTGTTCGTTCTTGCGGGCAGAATCTCTGTCGGCGGCATCTAGTTTTGCGTACTCTAACTCCAGTTCTTGAAGTTTTTGAGCCGCCTGTGGATCACCAGCAATCGCTTTTGCAACGGATTCGACAGAATCGGAGACACCAAACTTAGAAGCCAGAGCGGACACCGCCATGCCACCCAGAGGACCAGCAACAGCAGTTGCCAACGTGGGCGCGATACCTTTGAGTAAGCCGAATAGTTCATTCATTTTTGCTCCTTTAGTTCCTGTTTAAGCCTACGCAACTCTTTAATTTCTCGTTTAAGCTGCGCTTTCATATATAGGGTTTCTACGTATGCCATCGAAGTTGTTCCTACAACAATACACAGCGCAACCGCAGTCAAAATCCATCCGACAAGACGCGCAGTTGCCACATTAGCCACCCAAAAAATAGAGATACAAACACTGTTGCAATTATCCCACTTGTTGTCTCGATATGCCTAATCTCTTCTTGCTCTCTTGCCCACCTCGCTAACCTAACCCTGCGTATCGTTTCTGCCCTAGCCCACTCTTGTTCTTGTTCTATTCTGGCGTGCATCTTCAAGAAACGCGTATACAAATCTTTCAACTCAGTCGGCGCATAGACCATCGCTTCCCTAGTCTGCTCCATCAACTTCTCCATCTGCAGTTCAATCAGCGCTCGCTCTATAGCCTTCTTGCTGGTATTTTGCGTTGGGTCGTAGTTGGTCTTTGATGTTTCCTCTAGCTCATGGTAGTGGTTGTTAATCTCTTGCTGTGTGTCAAAAAGAACCCCAAGGTTTGCACCAATTTCGCTAATGAGTTTGAGCTCAAGTTCTTCGTAGGACTGTTGCTTCTTTTGCGACACAGACTTTGGCGCGATTGCGTCTCGTTTTGTCGCAAGTTTGTCGTGAGATGGCGCGAATAATCCAACAAACCAGTCAAAGATACCTTTGATTGCCTTGACATCGCCAATGACTCCCTCAACGGTTTTCTTTGCGCCCTCAAGTTCCATACGCCCCTCATGGAGCATAGAACATCCCTGCTTAATAAAGCCAACAGCGGCTTGAGCCGCCATAAGTAGGGTGAATGGGTCAATGGCTTACTCCGTAGGTTCGGGCTTGGGGAGCTGCGCTTCCACTTGTGTTCGTAGTTTTAGATATAGCGGATGAGCGTTGGACTGGGTTGGTAATTGACCGATGATGTTAATAACGTCAACGGCTTCTTGTGCGGTCAGGGTGATTGTGACTTCCATTTAGCCCACCTTTGCTTTGAGTTCCGCTATCTCTGCGGCTTGTGCGTCAACGATTGTCTTTAGTTCTTGAATGGCGGCTGTTAGTGTGGCTACCAAGAAAGATGTGTCAATACCTTGATGGATTGGTTTGCCATCTTCATCAACAGCATCTTTTTTACCAACTACCGCATCAGGCATTACTTCTTGTAATTCGTGCGCTATAAAGCCTTGCCCATCAGAGCCATCTTGTTTCCATTTGTAGGTTACTGGCTTTAATTGAGCAACAGTAGCCAATGCGCCCGTCATAGGTGCAATGTTTTCTTTTAGTCTGTAATCAGATGATGTGGCGTAGGTTGTAGTTGTTGGGTTTATTTGGATACTACCAACTATGGTTGATGCGTTAGCGTTATAAAAACGCATTGCATTTACTGTTACATCTGATGGTCTTCCGCTAACAATAATCCCATAACTAGCACTAGCGGCTGAATTATTATTACAGTTAACAGTAACTGTTTCTCCGCTTGCTGGTGCATCTAACATTCCAAAAACAGTAGTGTTTTTTCCTGATGCGGCACTAGCACCAGCAGGGCGGTTATATATGGCAGGATTACCATCCCCATCAGATAAAACAATCCAGTTACTTGCTGTACGAATGTCATAGCCACCAATGTTTCCATCGTAGCGACCAATGATTGTGTTCTTAGTACCACTTGTTATTGCTTCACCAGCACCTTGTCCAAGAAATGTGTTGTAACTTCCAGTTGAGTAATAGCCAGCATTTGTCCCAACAAAGGTTGACGAAACTGAAGACACGCCCGAATAACCCGCAGTTTTTCCTATTGCAACAACACTATCGCCTGTTGTTCTTGAATATGAAGCCTGATAACCTACTGCTACTCCGTTAGATGCTGTGGTGTTGGATTTAAGTGCTTGCGCCCCTAATGCCGTATTAAAATCACCAGTAGTAATTGATGACATGGCTTGATAGCCAACAGCAGTTGCATAATCTATATCTGCGCCAGCAAGTCCTGCTTGTGAACCAACAAAAGTGCTTTGACCACCAGTAGATTGAGCAAGTCCTGCTTGATACCCGATTGCAACATTGTTACCACCAGTTGTGTTTGCAGTTAAAGCACTTGCACCAACAGCAGTTGAAGTAGATACAGCACCACCGCCTTTACCTACTGTTAGACCAGAGATAGTTGCGTCAGATGTTGTTGTGATTGTTGTTACAGAGGGCGTACTTGTAAACGCAGTAGTCTGTGTAGTGCTATCGCTAAAGGTAATGGAAGGTGAACTTCCCGATATTACTGTTGTCATGCTTTACTTTCAATCGCCACGATTCGGGCGGTTAGTGCGTTGATTGTTTCGGCTTGTGTGTCGTTTATTGCTTTTAGTTCTTGGATTGCTTTAATCATTGCTGGTACTAAAGCAGATGTATCAACAGACATCATGTCTTCTTCAGTACAACCTTTTGATACTACTTCTGGGGCTACTGTTTTTAATTCCTGTGCAATAACTCCAAAATCAGTATGAATTTTATTTTCAATCCAATCAAAAGCACGAATCTTTACATTACTTAATTTTTCTAGACCTGAGCCAGCATCAACAATATTTTCTTTTAATCTTTGGTCAGATGTAGTGTTATATAAGGTTACAGAACCATTAGAAGTAATAGAACCCCGTTGTGTTCCACCTTCTTGAATATTAAAATGGTAAAAAGTTCCACCATCAGATAACCCATTTGAAATGTATCTATAACCAGCGGCAGTAGTTGCGGCTTCAGAATAAATACCATTGCCCGATGTTTTACTTACTCTTAATAAACCACCAGTTGCACCACTACCAGCACTTGTAGTCCCCACCAGCAAGTTACCGCTAGAGTCGATACGAGCGCGTTCTGTCGCGTTGTTAGTTGCAAACACCAACGGGGTTGTGGTGTCGTTTAAATCTGGCCCAATTTGCATAAAAATACCGGGCGCGTATTTAATACTAGCAATGCCATTAGCCCCACTAGACCCAATTCGCAAATCAACACGAACATACCCATTTGATGCCGTGTTATCAAAATAGTTGCCAATGTATCCCGCGGCAGACGACCCAGATGTATTAAATTTAGCCGCAGGGCTAGTAGTACCAATCCCCACATTCTGTGAAGTATCAATAGTAATCGCAGTAGTGCCAGCAGACTGCAAAGTTAGCGCAGTAGATGCCGCACTTGTCAGCGTATTGGTTTTTACGCTTCCTGCAAATGTGGCGTTCTGTGAGGTGTCAAGTGTCAATGCTGTAGTAGAAGCCGTTTGCAGGGCTAACGACCCCGAAGTATCGGCAGTTTGAACCAGCCCTGCGCTGGTGCTGGCATTTATCGTAGTCGTCATGTCTTATCCTTTCAGAGCCGCAAGTTCGGCTTTTACTGTATCTAGTTCGGCTTTTATCATTGTGTGTCCTCTGCGGGTTCAGGCGTGTTGCCAGCCTCAAGCCAGCGAAGATAGGCTTGGTAGTCGGTGTTGTCTGGGTCAAATGGGATGAATGCGCCATCGCTTGTGCGAATAACCCCCTGTGCAATTTTGTCATGAAAAGTTTTGTATTGTTTATACATTTTTACAACTCCGCTGATGAAGTAAAGTCATAGTTATAACCAAAATTAGTTCCACCATTAGCAGTTGCATACGTAGAATAATAATCCGAACTATTTCTATCAATTGTCAAACCTGAGCAATTGTCATAACTTATATTAGAAGTAGTAACTGTAGGTGTCGCTCTTTTTGTAACTTTATAAAACCATACTGAAGTTCTTACTGTTCCATTTGCACCAGTTTTATACAAAGTTGGAACATAGATAGTAGTCAGTGTTTCAAAATATCTCTGACACAAAAACAACTCAGTTCCATAGTCGCGGTAGTCAAACGATGTTGCGGTACTGCCTTTTTCTAGTTGGACATTACCAATAGTCCAAGTGCCAGATGTTTGCGCACCAACATTTAATTGAATCATTAATCCATTTGATGCACTAGAAGGTAATGATATTTGAGTTGAATAATTTGTTAATGTTGAATTTACAGTAAATGTTCCTGTAGCAATTTGTGTATAACCAGAATAATTATCAGAAGCTGTAGGGTAATATGCAGTCCACGTTACTGTTGTAAGTAAACTATTTGCTAAATTACAAGATAATGTAACTGTTGAATTAGCACAATCTGCAATATTTTTAGCTTCAATACGTTGAATAAGATAAATGCCTGTATTAGATGCTGCACCAGTAAATCTATAAGTGCTAATATTTGCTGATGTTATTTGTTGACCAGTTACGTTTGCTCCTGTTGGAACCGCATACCATCTATCTACTGTATATTGATTGCCACCACCAGTAGTGATAGTTTGTGCAGCCCCCGCATTACGCTGGTCAATCACCATCGCACCATTGATGATGCGGTTTTTAAAGCCGTAGTAGCCAGTATTCGTCCCTGTACCGCCATAAGCCTCTGGAACAGTACCAGAAGATATAGCACTACCACTTATGCCTGTGCTAGATGCTGTAGTCAACATCGTGCCGCTTGTGGCTGGTAGTGTGACTGTGACTGTTCCCGCTACCGCAGGTGCAGATAGGGTTACTGCCCCAGATGTATCGCCATTTATAACAACTGAACTCATATTTTTTCCTTACAAGACAACCCAGCGCTGTCCGCTAGTGATAGTTACTGAAACACCAGAATTAACAGTTATAGGGCCAACAGACATGCCGTTAATACCAGAAGGCAAGGTGTAATCTGCCGTCACTACTGTCTTATTTGTTTGGATAACGCCATTAGCCTGCGCTCCGCCAATACCACCCCAGTTTGTGCCGTCATAGCCTTCAAACTGTGTATTCGTTGTGTTAAACCGCAACATCCCCGTTGCTGGAGTTGACGGTCTTTGTGCGGTTGTGCCTACCGAAAGAGTAAGCGTTGTTATCGCTGTAAAGTCAGTCCCATTCCACGCACACAGCATACTCACGCCCGTGGGGATAATTACTCCCGTGGTAGCAGAACCTTTTAGTATGACTTGAAAGTCAGACTGGTTAACAACTATGTACGCTTTACTTGATGACGGTGCAACGATGTTTCTACTAACCCCGGGCGTGCCTGTCGGTATGAGAATAGCCATTCGAGCTTGATTGCTCGCACCTGATCCTGTGGTGGTCAGTGTCCAGTTTGCAGATGTAACACTTTGGGTTGCGTAGTTAGCGACCGAGTCTTCAACCAACTGCGTAATAGCGTCGTTGACTGTGGTGCCCCACGTTCCTGACAGTTCGCCAGTAACGGGTAATGCAAATCCTAACAGTGAGGTATATGCTGTGGTCACAGTGCGCTCCTATATTCTGTCATTTTATAGCCCTTTTTGTTAAAGCACAACCCAGCGAGCGCCGGAACCTAGTGTTACTGACTGACCGCTTGCAACGGTGATTGGACCTGCTGACATAGCTGAATTTCCAGCGGCTATGGTGTAACTTGCACTTACTGTCTGACTGTTGACATAAAGACCGTTGCTGGCAATTATGTTGGTTCCAGTGATGCTCCCTGCGTTGGTGACATTTCCACTAGCATCTTGATTTACCGACTTACCAGATGGATAGGTGACAAATACGTCTTTTGTTCCAGCCGAGAAGTTGACCAATGAACCTGAGTTGCTGGATGACAAAACTGTCGTGCGGGCTAGGGTTGTCCCTGATGAAGTGTAAGTTCCAATACCCACTTCCCATTCAGAGCCTGTTTGCCCCGCAATTGTGTAGTAAGTAGTGTTTGCGTTACCTATGGCGGAAAAAGACTGGAATCCAGTAGAGGCACCAAGCAGAGTCACTGTTCCCGTACCAGTCGTTGTGGTGGTTTCTTTTACTCTGTCTGCTAGTACAAGCGCCATATTTATTCCTTACGATACCGTGTCAATCACTTGCCAGTTTGCTGTTTCGGGGTTATTTATAACCGCCCAGTTTGCAGTTTGGGAATCAACTATATTTTGCCAGTTTGCCGTCTGGCTGTCGACAATTGTTGTCCAGTAGAACTTACCTAGCGTACCAACAAACCCAGAAGCCGTATTACCTGTCAACGCCACCGATATAGTAAACCCAACTGAGCCCCCTACCGCAGTAGCCCCCAAACCTGTTACCGCCGCAGCCTTGCCGGGCAACACAGTACCAACAGAACCAGACGCAACATCACCAGTCAACGCAACAGAAACGCTTTGCCCAACTGACCCAACAGCACCCGACGCCTCTACACCTGTCAATGCGACAGACATGGTGGGTACTACAGTACCAACAAATCCCGACGCTACGTCTCCAGTTTCTGTGGGGGAAGCGCTTGGAGTAACAGTTCCAACAAACCCTGACGCTACAACACCTGTCAAAGCCACCGACATAGTCGGCGTAACAGTTCCTACGAAGCCTGACGCTACATCCCCTGACAGAGATGGATTGCTACTTACCCCAACTGTGCCTACCGCACCAGAAGCCGTCCTACCACTTAGAGCCTGAGACGCCGTTGGCGTTACTGTTCCGACAAAACCTGATGCCGCATTACCCGTTAGCGCAACAGACAGGCTAGGGGTAGCCGTTCCGACAAAACCAGAAGCCGAGTCCCCAGATAGGGCAACAGTCTCGCTAGTAGTTACAGTACCAACAAACCCAGAACTGACTAGTCCGGTCAGAGCTACAGAAATCGTCGGTGTTACTGCCCCGACAAAGCCCGATGCGGCATTCCCAGAGACTGCCTGTGTACTACTCGGAGTTACTGTCCCTACAAAACCAGAAGCCAAATCACCCGTCAGGGCAGGGCTATTACTTACTCCAACTGTACCTACTGCGCCTGATGCTGCGTTACCTGTTAAGGCGACCGCAACCGTTACCCCAGAAAGCGAGGCAAATGGCGTTTCAGCAAAAGCGGAGATACCAAACATGGTCTAAACGGCCTTAAGCCGCCTCCGCTTATGTTGTAGAAATACGCAGTAAAGCGGTAGTCGTTGTGTTTGAAGGCATTGTTAACGCAAAAGTACCAGCAGTAATCGTTTGATTACCAAAGGTGTATACGCCAACAGCCTTGTTTGACTGGCTTGAGTTATACATAAGCATCGCATTGAACGAGGTGCTTAAAGTCACGTTGGTATAACTAATACTTGCAGAAGGAGTCCAGTAAGCCACGCCAGCAGTTACAGAACTATTAGTCGAGGCAGGAGCAGTAGCGTTTGTGATTGTTACACCACCCGCCGTGTAGTTAGTTCCAGTCACTTCACCTGTAGATGAATAGGCTGTAGTGGAAGCGTCAATCGTTGCGCTAGTCAAATACAAAGCCGCCTTAAAGGTGTCTGCTGTAGTTGCTGCACGGATAGGTGCTACGCCAAAGTTGTGGGTTGCGGTCAGCGCTTCGGCTAAAAACGAAGTGCATAGGGATGCGGTATTTGCCATGATGTTTCCTTTTAGAAAGTGCCTACTTCACCGCCAATAGGCAGGGAGCGT